CGAGACCAACACCTGGCCCGGCTACGTCACAGCCGACCTCGTCAGCCTCCCCATGTGGGCCATCTACAAAGCCGAAGAACTCCTCGGCATCTCCGGCGACATCGAAATGGAGCTCTAACCGTGGACCTGACCGAATCAATCGCACCCCGCAGCGACCAGCTCAACAGTGATGACCTGCTCACCGGCCCCGTGACCGTGACGATCACGGAGGTTCGCGCTGGCAACCCTGAGCAGCCCGTCGAAGTCCACCTCGCCGAGTTCCCCGGACGCCCATACAAGCCCTCCAAGAGCATGAGAAGGGTGATGGTGCAGGCGTGGGGCGCCGAGGCCAGCGCTTACGCAGGACGCCGCCTTGTCCTGTTCCGCAACCCCGAGATTACGTTCGGGCGGGACAAGGTGGGAGGCATCGAAATTAGCCACATGAGCGACCTTCCGAAGCGCCTTACCGTCTCCCTCATGGTCGCGAGGGGTAAGCGCAAACCGTTCAGCGTCGAACCACTGGCAGAACCCGCCCCGAAGACGTTCAACGCCGACGACATCGAGGCCGCAATCATGACCTGCAACAACGACGAACGCGCCCTCCGCCAGCTCTACGCCGGGTATCAGAAGTTGGGCGCACCCCAGGAAGTCCTCGACCGCATCCGGGCAGCAGCAACCACCGAGGCAGCAAAATGAGCGCGCGGGAAGAACTATTCGAGAGTCTGTTCGACATAGCGGACAAGTACGACCTCGCGCTTACCAACAGCCCTGACATGCACCGTGGCGTACCTGAGATAGGCGACTTCTGCGGGGACATCCTCAGCGCCGTACTCGCTGCTGGCTTCGTCGAGCCAGAGGCAGTCCGGTGACCTGCGGGAAATTTTGCTACCCGTCGTATCGGAAAGCTGCCGAGACAGCTAACCGACAGAACCGGGACCGCTCACTAAAGTCACGCACCATGCACCGTGTCGGCGTATATCACTGTCCCCTATGTGGGGCCCATCACGTAACAGGTTTCAACAACTAGGGGGACTATGTCTAAAGCGAAGAGGGACACGCGCCCTAGGCCTGCAATCGTACGGTACTGGGAGAAGGTCCTGAAGGGTGAGCCTGGCGAGTGCTGGACGTGGCAGGGCTACATCGATTCGAAGGGCAACGGGTACGGGCAGTTCTGGGATGGCGCAAAGCTTCTCAAAGCACACCGATATTCCTATGAGATTGTTAATGGGCCGATCCCGGCAGGCATGGTCATCGACCACGTGTGTCATAACGACTCGGGATGCGAAGAAGTCCCATGCAAGCATCGGGCATGTGTCAACCCGGATCATCTAGAAGCGGTCACCCAGAGTGTCAACTCGATCAGGGGCCGTTCCGGAAACCACCAATCAGCCAAGACTCGCTGCCCCTCTGGGCATGAGTACACGCCGGACAACATTTATCTGAGGAACGCAGGCAAGCACCGAGTTTGCAAAGCCTGTCACCTCATCAAAACCTCGAACTACTACCAATCAAAAAGGAAGGCCGCATAGTGGCTAACGAAACGATTCTGACGATTATTGGCAACACCACGGGACCCGCCGAGTTGCGGTTCACGCCGTCAGGTAGTGCCGTTGCTACGTTCACGGTGGCAAGCGCGCCGCGAACGTTCGATAAGAACTCCAACGCATGGGTGGATGGCGAGACGCTATTCCTCCGGTGCAGCGCGTGGCGCGAGATGGCCGAGAACGTAGCCGAAACCCTGGGCGAGAAGGGCGTGCGGGTCATCGTGCAGGGTAGGCTCAAGCAGCGCTCCTACGAGGACAAAAAAACGCAGGAAAAGAGAACTGTCATCGAACTGGAAGTTGACGAAATCGGGCCGTCCCTCAAGTACGCGAACGCCAAGGTCAACCGCACCGCACGTAGCGGGAGCAACAGGCCTGGTGGAACCGAAGCCCGCACTCCCGCCCCCGCGCAGGATCCGTGGGCGGCACCGACGCAGAACGCGGACGGCTGGGGCAATGGCCCGACCGTCAACCAGACTGAGGCGCCGTTCTGATGGCAAAGGTACGAATCAACTGGAACGCCGGCCGCACCGAATGGGGCAAGCGAGGCTTCGACAACTTCCTTATCGGCGCGTCCTGGTCGCACTGGGGCAACTGGCCCGAACGTCAGACGCACTTCTACCTCGGGCTCTGGACGCTCACGATCACCACTCCAAGCAATGGGGGCAAGACCCGTAAGGATCTTTTCTAGACCCCCCACCCCACAGGAAAGGCCCCGGCATTGTGCTGGGGTCTTTTTTGTTGGTCCGTGTTGGTTGCTTTGTGTCTAGACAGTTGGTATGTTTGATACATGAGCCAACCAACACAGACCAAGGAGCAGGCAATGAGCAACCGGCAGCAACGCGAGGAACTGGCCGACATCATTGACGACGGCATCATTAGGGCGCGACACGCTGGAAGTATCACCGATGCGATCCTGGCGGCCGGATACCAGAAGGATGCTTCCAAATGAGCAACGCAACCCCGCAACGAGTCATCCGCATGACCGACGAACTCTGGGAAGCCGCCAAGGTAAAAGCCGCAGCAGAAGGCACCAACGTGTCCGAAAAAGTCCGCGCATTCCTCGCAGAGGACGTGGCCGCATGATGCCGACGAAGTGCAAGGAACTCGTTGCCGCTCTTGCTGAGAACATGTGGACATTCCAGGTCATCCACAACAAAGACACTGGCAACGGCCCGTTCGTGAGCGTCGAAGCACGCCGCGACAATGACCACCTCATGATGACGTGGCACACCCGCGGGACCGGCACATACCGGCTGTTCTCCTGCATGGCGAACAAGCGCGACCTCACCCTCACGAAAGCAATGGAGAAGGTGGCCGCATGAGCGCCCAAGTGTTCGCCCGTTCCCGCCCTTACTCCACGTTCCCTATGGGTGTGTTTCAGTGCCGGCGTTGCGGTATTGAGGCGCGCACCAGCACGGGCCGCACGCACTGCCTCGACTGCCGCAGGTGGGTCGTATGACGTGGCTCATCCGGGTTGCCGGCCAGGTATTCCACGTCGCCACCACCGCTGCTGACCACAACGCAATGGCCAACCGCCTACGAAACCACGGGCACACATTCGAGGAGGAACAGCATGTATAGGTACTCCGGCAAGGACACAATCGCCGCCGAGCAACAGGCCATCGAAGAAGCCCGGCAGTTGCTCGAGATAGCCAAAGCCGAACACCAGGCAGTCCTCGCCCTCCGCAAAGAACGCCGCCGCATCGAACGCCAGATCAACCACTACGTGACCGCAACCAACGAAGCCGCGGCACCAGCACCCGAACCACTCCGCGAACCCGTCTACGGCGGCAAGGCAGGCCTCAGAGCAGCAGCCGAAGAAGCCAAGCGCGTACACGACCGCAACAAAGCCAAGAAGGTAGCAGCATGACCATGATTCAAGCACTGGAACACCCCGCAGTATTTGCACTCGGCTTCAAAGAGTTCCGCTCAGGCTGCGGCATGACCTACGGGGACGCACGAGACGAAGCCTACGACTTCGGGCGAGACCTTGCACACCACCTTACGCTGCGCCGATGGGACTACTGACCATGATGCCTACAGGCCCGTTCTCCGTCATCGTGGCTGACCCGCCCTGGATGTACCAGAAGTCTCCGGGAAGCAAAGGGCCCCGCGACGGCGCCAACGGCATAGCCGAGCGCCACTACCCAACGATGACCAACAAAGACATAGGCGACCTGCCTGTAAAGAGCATCGCCGCGGAAGACGCGCACTTGTTCCTATGGGTCACCAATCCATACATGTACGGCGGACGGTTCTCGAACATCACACCAGAACAGATAGCTAACGCCTGGGGCTTCGAGTACAAGACAACCCTCACATGGGTGAAGACCAAAAAGACGGGAGAGCCAACCGGCGGAGGGCTGGGATGGTTCTTCCGCGGAGCCACAGAGCACATCATCTACGCCACGCGAGGGAAAGCAAAAATCCCGCCCCACCTGCGCGAGAAAAACGTAATCCTCGCCCCAACTGGGAGGCACAGCGCTAAACCTCCCGAGTTTATGGAATTGGTTGAGCGTGTCACCACCGGCCCACGAATCGAACTATTCGCAAGAACACCCCGCACCGGATGGGTCGCATGGGGCAATGAAATCGAAGATAAGGACCTCGCAGCATGACCGTCACCCGTGAGAACTGCGGAACCCCCAAGGGTTACCGCCGGCACATGTACCTCAAAGAGCGCTCGTGCCGCCCGTGCCTCGACGCGAACAACGAACACCAACGCAACCCGCCAGAACCCGCACCCACCGCCCACGAAATCGCCGCCGAAATCGAGCACATGATCCGGCTCAACCAAGGCCACGGAACCATCCTCCGCGCGGTCGGTTACTTGGGCCGCGAAACCAGCCTCGAAAAACGGTTACGCACCAACGGGCGCCCAGACCTCGCCCGCAAAGTCATCGCATGGGCCAACGCGGCATGAGCGCGCACCAGGAACGCAAAGCCGCCAGACAGGCAGCCGACCAGCAACGCAAACAGCAACACGCAGAAGCAAGAAAGGAGGCGCGACGTGCGGATCCGGTCAATTAAGCCCGAGTTCTACAGCAGCGAAGACATTGCAGCCCTCGACTGGCCTACAAGGCTCCTGTTCATCGGCCTATGGTCCTACGTGGACGACAATGGGGTGGGCCGCGACAACGAAAAGCTCATCCTCGCTGACTTGTTCCCGCTTGAGGACAACCCTCGCGACACCCTCGCGATAGTCTCGCGAGGCTTGCAACAGCTCGAAACACAAGGAATGCTCGCCCGCTACACGGTTGACGGAAAACCATTCCTCTACGTGAACGCCTGGGAGAAGCACCAGAAGATCGACCGCCCCAACAAGCCCCGATATCCCCGTCCTGACGCGGAAAATGCTGTCATTCGCGACACCCTCGCGACACCCTCGCGAGGGTTGCAGCAAAATGTGGCGTCTGGAACAGAGGAACAGAGGAACAGAGGAACAGAGGAACAGGAAAAGACTTGTCCGATTCCATCGGACGAGCCCGCCCCGAAAGTCTCCGGTGACTTCATTGATTTCTATCTTGCCTACCCCCGCCATGAGGGCAAGGGCGTTGCTGAGAAGGCTTACGCCAAGGCCTTGAAGAAAACAGATGCCGGGACGATCCTGGCCGGCGCCGAACGGTATGCGGCTGATCCGAACAGGGAAGCCCAGTACACCAAGCTGCCTGCAACGTGGTTGAACGCCGAGGGCTGGACTGATGAGCCACTGCCCAGCCGACTCCCCCAGCGCGCAACCACTTCTGAAATCCGCCTCGGGCAGGGATTCAGTCTCATTGAGAACGCCCGCGCAAAAATGCAAGCCCAGCAACTCGAACTAGGAGCATGACGTGAACCTCGAAGAAACAGCAGCGCTCGTTACCTGGCTTGGTCAATACGATGGCCGGGTTCAGATGACTAACGCGACCTGCGACATTTGGCACAACGCGATTTCGGCATTTGAGTTTGGGATCGCTCAGCAGGCCATCCTTGATCACTACAAGGACAATGATCAGTTCCCGGCGTCTCCGGCAACGATTAAGAAACGGGCGTCCGCAATTGTGGCCCGGTCTCAGGCTCAGCAGTCTGCATTGACCGCCGGCCCTTCCCGCCCGGATAAGACCGAGGCTGATTACCGCCGGAAGATCCGCGAAACCCCGGAGTTCATGGCGTTGTTTGAGCAGGGCCGGCGTGAGGGGAACGCGGAACGGGCTTATGCGACGGTGTTGCGGGAAACCGGCGACCGTAACCAGGCATTCGCGGCTAGGGATCGCATCTTGTACGCGGACGGTGAGGCTGCGTGACCATTGAGAAGCGCGCGAAGGGGTCACCAGCGCCCGCAAAGCTGGTTGAGGTCCAACCAATTGAAGCCAACATTTCAAGCCCGCAGAAGGGCCGCTCTAGGACTTCCGCGAAATCGGCCGGCAGCAGCTTCGAGCGGCTAGTGGCCGACTACCTCAAAGAGCATGTGTCACGCTTCATTGATCGGATGCCGAAGTACGGGGCGAATGACCGCGGCGACATAGCCAACGTGGAGACTTTCAACCAGCTCCCCGTGGCGCTTGAGTTGAAAGAGTTCGGCGGGCGTCTCATGCCCGGCCCGTGGGTTGCCGAGGCTGAGGTCGAACGCCTGAACCTGCCCGGCGCCATCGCTGGGGTTGTCATCGCCAAACGCCGCGGGACAACCGATCCAGGTGATCAGTTCGTCGTGATGACCGTCCGTGATCTGGTCGCACTCATTACCGGCAAACGCCCATAACCCTGCCGGAAAAATAGTTGGTCCGTCTTGGTTGACGGGGTGTGCATACACCCTGTAGATTCTTCTTATCGGAACAAGCCGATACCGCCGAAAGGAACCGCAATGAACACCACCGAAGCGCTCATCGAGAAGATCGAAACCGCGGACCTGTTCGGCCAGGACACCCAGCCCCTCATCTCCGAACTGTGGGCCGCCGCGCCGTACATGTACGGCGTCGAGGTCAACGACATGATGGAGCACTTCCACGCACACATGCAGAAGCGCCACGACAAGGCCGTCGCGTGGCGTGCACAGTGCGCCGCGAACGACCTGTTCAAGCGCCAGGCGGTCCGCCGCCTCGCCGCTGAGAAGGCCGGGCTGTGAACGACCGCGAGAGTGCCGTAAGGCGGGCAATTGACGAGGCCGTGGAGCGGGTCGCGGGCGTAGCGTGGTCAGAATTAGACCCCTGCCGGTGCTGGACGGAACCGGCCCGGGTTCACACCGGGCACTGCTGCATGGCAGAAGCCGGCGCCACATGCCACGAAGAAGAAGGCGTGGCGGCGCACACCAAACAGCAGGGGAAACTATGAGCCGGATAATCATGCATAGACCGATGCCCGGCCCGATGTACTGGGATTTCAAGTGCCTCAAGTGCGACGGTCTGGTCTCGGATCACGCGCCATGGTGGTCACGACTGTCCGCCGGATTCGGGAAATCCACGTGAGCAAGGGCACCACCATTCGCGGAGTCCGTATCGAGGATGAGCTGTGGGAAGCGGCGAGGGCTAAGGCTGCGACTGAAGAAACCAATATCAGCGAAGTAATCCGAGAACTACTCGCAGAATGGGTCAGCAGGGCGGACTAGTTTCGCCCCCGCAAAACTTGGTCCGTGTTGGCCTTGTCACAACCAACCCAGACCAACTATGATCGACTTATCGCCGGGATGAGCACCGGCACTAACAGAATTGAGCACACCATGACAGATGAGCAGCAACGCGACGAGCTGGCAGAGATAATCCAGGATGTGGGCGAGTACATCCCCGGATCGCACGCCGATGACTACATCAGCCCAAATAAGGCCGCCGACGCGATCCTGGCTGCCGGCTACACGAAGCAGACCCCGAGCACTGAAGCCGAGGAAGCAATGACGCGGATCGGAACAGCACTTGAGGCCCACTACGCAGGCAAGCTGGACGCCAACGCCACACTCAACTGGATCGCCCAGATCCGCGGCGCATACATTGTGGACGCATCATGACCGCGCAACCGACCGCGGCCAGTGTTCTCCGCCTGGTTGAGGGTGTTCCTGAAACCGCCGAAACGTTCCGGGCCCTCCGCGAAATCCGGGCCGCGTTGGCTGACCTTGTCGTTATTGGGGAGGCCGCCAAGTGAGCCGGTCTGTGCGTGATCCTGAGCCGCGCCGAAACCAAGACCTGTTACGCGCCGCCCTCGAAGACCCGGAAGGCATCAAACTCGCCGAAGCCATCCTCACCAGGAAACGCATCCTCGACAAAATCCGGGACGAACGCGATGTGTGAGTCGACGGCCCGCGCCCTCTACGCCCTAGACCAAATGCGCGGCACAGGGGTATACGACATCCCCCAACTACGGCAACTACTCCAAAACTGCGAACACGACAACAAAGGCGGCAACGAATGAGCACGACCATCTACCTAGACGTTGACGGGGTTCTCAATGCCGTCTCGAAGCGAACCCCAGCAGCTACAGCGTCAGGCTGGGATGAGTGGAAGACAAAGAACGTCAACGGCTTTCAGATCCAGTTCTCCCATGACATGGTTTCCGCGATCAATGAGCTGGCATCGAACCCTGACGTGACGTTCAAGTGGCTCACCACATGGGAGGAGGACGCCGCAAACGTACTCAGCCCCGCAATCGGCATCAACGGCCAAGAATGGGAAGTCCTCAGCGGCGACCAGCACGCATGGCATGGCCGCGACTGGTGGAAGCTACAGGCAATCCAGAACGATGTCCTATCCACCACGCCGGATCGGTTTGTCTGGATCGATGACGACATCTCCGCAGAGCGTGAAGCAATCAATTGGTCAGAGGGCCGCGACAATGGGCTTTGGATCAGCCCAGACGCACGACTCGGCTTGACCAGTGCCGCACTCGCAAAGGTCGTATCCTTCGCCGCCGAGCGAGTGCGCGCATGAGCAGCCTCATTGAACACATCGAACGCGACACCCGGGAACGCGCACAGCAAACACAGGAGGACGGGGAATGAGTGACAGGATCGAAGCCGCATCGAAGGATTCGCATGAGGCGCGGATGGTGAACGTCAGCGCTCCCGACTTGGACCGGGCATCTCGCGCACTAAGGCGCGGAGAGCTAAACGTTGGCGAGACGTGGTCGGACGTATCCAGCTCTATCATCACCGTACTTACGGCGGTTGAAGATGAGTGAGGTTGTTCGCTTGTCTCCCGCTGATTGTGAGCAGAGTCGCGCTGAAGCATTGTCCCGCCTAGGTATGACACTAGAAGAAGCCCGCGCACAGTGGGAGGACTGCGGGTGTTGCCTCATTGACGATAACTGGGACGACCTCCAAGACCTGGAAGTGGTCAAGGACAGCGACTACCTACTAGCAGAGGGAATCTACGCATGACCGGCCAATGCCCGTGCACCAGCCCGACTGACGCCTACCTGTGCAACGTGTGTGTTGCGGAGTTCTTGAAGGATCTGCGCGGGGTTCCTGACCTCCTGGCCGAACTCCACACGACGGGCGCGAAGCTGGACGTGATGGGCGGCAGTGGTGGCGGCGGATCGGTTGAGGCGCCGATGGGTGTCAACATTGGGGCGCTCGAGGTGAAGGGGACGCTCGAGCACTTGCTCCTCGCAATGTGGATCCGCTGCGGACTCGAGCCCCGACGAACCGACCCCATCACCTACGTTGAAGGCATCACCAGCGCCGTCCACGTCCTCGCCGGCCACAAATCAGCGGCGTCATACCGGGACCAGCTCGCGGCCGAGGTTCGCAAAGGGTGGGAGTTGGTAGATAAGCCCAAACACGTAATCAGGCTCGGCAGGTGCGCAACACTCGGCTGCGGCGACGACATCACCGCACTCGACGGGCACAAAGAAACCCGCTGCCAATCATGCGGCGAAACGTACAACGTCGCCGAAACCAGGGCCGGCCAAAAGTCAGACGCCCTCGCCTACGTCAACGACAAAACCGGCACGCCAGCACAGCTAGGGCGCCTATTTAAAGAATTAGGCGTCCGAATCCCCACCGGCACAATCTACCGATGGATCAGCGACAACACCCTCACCCCAGTAGGGAAAAACCTCAAAGGCAACGACGTATACATGGTGTCCGACCTCCTCGAAATCAAAGCGACAAGGTATGCCAAAAAACTAGTTGGTTGATCTTGGTTGACAACTGTATATACAGTTGGTAGATTCTTCATATCGGAACAAGCCGAAAACGAAAGGCAAGACAATGAACTTCATCGAACTCGGCAAGGCAGCCCACGCAAACGGCCAACACCGCGCCCCCGCCCTCAACGCGCATGTCATGGAAGCAATCGCCGGCCGCAAGGTAGGCGACCCCGAAACCCTGCGCATCATGAACGACTTCACTAAGGGTTACGAGATGGGCATTCAGGCCGAATGCGACGCTATCCTCGCCGCCGCCTGATGGAGTTCGGCGTAGGCCTTCTAGGGCGAGACTGGACCCTAGAAGGCGCCATCAAAGACGAGCTAGCGAACACCCTCCCGGCTAACCCCAACTTCCACCGATTCGCCGCTAACTACGCGGCGAAGATAGCGGCAGAGACAATACTCGCCGAACACCCCAATTCTCCGGACCTGACGGATGCCGGGATTGTCACCCGATGCGCCGCCTGCGCAAGACCAGTACGACCAAGCGAGGCCCCAATGGTCCGCGAAGCATTCATCAAGGAGTACGGCATGTACCTAGAGGAGGCCGCGTGATCCCCGCGGAGGCTGTCGAAGCGGCGGATCCCCTGACCATCTCCCAGTTCCTACTCGAACGCATCGAGGAGGACGAGGCGGACGTGGCGGACCATTTCTGCGAGCCCGGCTTTGAGGTGCGCCTCTCGGCGGAGTGCGCGGCGAAACGGGCGATTATCGAGCAGCATCGCACAAGCGAAGTTGCCAGCCTCGACAGAGCAACGTGGGGCAAGATGTTTGAGGTATGCAACACCTGCGCGGTTGGTGTTCGACAAGTGGTTTTCCCGTGCCCAACATTGAAGGCCCTCGCATCCGTCTACAAGGACCACCCGGACTACCTGCAGGAGTGGGCGGCATGAGCGTAATTATTGCTGCTCTATGGAATCGACTTCTTTGTCGGCTCGGCTTCCACAAGATCCACTACACCTGGAAAACGAAATACGCATACTGCGCTAGGTCGAAGCCATGCAAGGCAACAGACAGTTTTATGCGCCGACTAACAAGATGGGAGGAAGGATGAGCGCGACCCCGCTCCGGGCAATCCGCATCCCGGCCCCGCTCTGGGATGCGGCCCGGACCAAAGCCTCAACCGAAGGCCGGAACGTGAGCGACATAATCCGGGAACTACTCGCAGAATGGCTGGCTGAAAATTAGTTGGTTTGACCTGGTTTGACAAAAGACCAAACCGAAGGTATTCTCTAAGTAGATTGGTTATTCGTCTCAGAAGAAACCAAGCAAGGCCCTCAGCGATGGGGGCCTTTTGCTATGCCAAAGACTTGGTGGCGGGTCAAGCATGTCAGACGCGATGCGGGCAGTAGGCCATTCCGTGCAATGCAAGGCCGGTGCTGCTCATCACCATGAGCCTGCCCGCCACCAACACCTCAACCACAGTGCCGGGCATCGCTACCTACGCCGTGGATTGAAAACAGATAGGACCAAAGTTCTTCGAGAGGAGGCCACCTATCTTCCAGTACGGCGCTGGGTTACCAAATGCCGACCGATTCCCCGCGCCGTTACGGGGTGAGATAACGGCAACGCCGGTCGGCGGGTGGCTAGCGCACCCGCCGGCTAGCAAACCAATGAGCACACGGATTCTCCTGCATGGAGGTTTCAAGCCGGTACAGGGCATGTCCCGATGGTGCGGCTAGGAAGTGAAAAAGCGCGTGAGTACCCAAGGGCTTCGGCCCCGGACACGCACGGACTTCGCTGTCTTGAAACCTAAGAACGAGGCGACGCTACGCGCCTACTCCATGCAGGAGTTAACTTTCGCCCCAAGTAAGGGGAAAGAGGCCGGTCGCCAGCAGCCGGAAGCCCCAAATGCTGGCACACAACTTACCTTCTGAGCAGAGGATCCCACATGGCCGCGTGCAAGTTTGCTATCGAGACTGAAAGCCTTGACGACGACCAGCTAGCCGAGGTCAACGCCATGTCTGCCGCTGCGGCTGCTATCACCCTCGGCGTTGGTGCGACCACTATCAAGGCGCATCGCCGCGGTGAGTGCATGTGCGTCGGTTCTAGGAAGATTGTTCCTGGCGCCGCTAAGCAGGTCCGCATCCTCACGCTTGATATTGAGAACGCGCCGAACCTTGCGCACGTTTGGGGCCTGTTCAAACAGAACGTGAGCCTGGCTCAGCTTCAGGAAGTCGCAACGGTTATCAGTGTCGCCGCGAAGTTCTACGGCGAGAAGGAAGTCCTGTTCTACAGCGACCACCACGACGGCCACGACGTGATGATTCAGCGGATCCACGAACTCGTTTCCGAAGCGGACATGATCGTCGGTTACAACAGTGCGGGCTTCGACATGAAGCACCTGAACCGTGAGTTCATCCTTGCCGGATTGAACCCGCCGGCGCCGTACAAAAACGTTGACCTGCTCATGACCGTGCGGAAACAGTTCAAGTTCGCATCAGGCAAGCTCGACCACGTAGCCCAGCAGCTCGGACTAGGCGCCAAAACATCGCACACCGGCCATGAGTTGTGGGTACGTTGCATGGCCGGGGATGATGATGCCTGGGACCTCATGCGCACGTACAACAAGCAAGACGTTGTCCTCACGGAGAAGCTGTACGACCGTCTCCGCGCATGGATCCCCAACCACCCGCACTTGTCCCAATGGACTGGGAACGATTGGGGCTGTCCCGTGTGTGGGCGCAAAGACCTTTCAACTAACCGCGACGGCACGGCCTATGCGCATGTTCAGCGCTATAGGCGATACCAGTGTGAGTGTGGCCACTGGGTGCGAGGGAATCAGAAGCTGCTCAACGCTACGCAGACCCGTACCGCGGCATAAGAATCCGGGATTAATTACCCCGGCCAGATGGCCTGCACGCCTAGAACGTGCAGGCCATCGCCCTTTCTAGGAGGAATCGTGGATATTGTAATCACGCCCGCCCATGTCGAACGCTTCTGGGCGAAGGTCAACAAGACTGAGACTTGCTGGCTCTGGACCGGATGCGACAACGGCAAGGGCTATGGGCAGACATTCCCTGGCGGTCGCACTACATACGCTCACCGCTACTCATACGTACTTCACAACGGGCAGATACCTGCCGGCATGGTCATTGACCACAAGTGCTTCAACCGCCGATGCGTAAACCCTGAGCATCTTCGGGCCGTGACGACCAAACAGAACCTAGAGAACCAGCAGGGCGCCCGCAAGGGCTCATCTTCTGGCGTGCGTGGCGTGACCTGGCACAAGCTCTACAACAAGTGGATGGCGCAAACTACCCACCACAACAAGCCTGTCTATGTGGGCTACTACCTAACTATCGCTGAGGCCGAACAGGCAATCATTGCCAAACGGCGCGAACTGTTCACGCACAGTGACATGGATTTGGTAGCGGCATGATCTGGGTGTGGCTGATCATATGGGCCGCGTTCTGTGTCTCATGCGTCCTAGCGGATAACGGCTGATTCTTAACTCTCACACGTTAGGGGCTGATTATGCGGGCTAACACGATATGTGCGTGCGGCATGGTCACCTACCGCGTAGAAGGTATCGCCTTGTGCTGGCACTGTGACCAGCCGCCACGTGTCACCGTCACCAACTGCAACAACTGCCGCGTCTACTGGCACAAGGTAGACAGCCGGGTCAAGGCTGAGTACGAGGCTGAGGCTAAGTCTAAGAGCTAGACAACTTCCGAGGGTGCACGCTAGCCGAGCGTGCATTAAATGACATGTGGCTGGGGCCGTAACCATCCGGACGAATCACTGCGCCCACGATCAACCAATAACCAGGAGCGAACATGAGCACATCAATCCTAGAACTCAACGGCACACACCTCGGCAAGCGAGTGACCATCGTTGACGACAAAGGCACAAACACCACCGTAATCGGCACACTGTTCGAGGTCAGGCACGAAGCCGACAAGATCAGCAACCACAGCTTCGGCGTTGCACTTGAGCCCAGCGTCGGACGCCGCACCTGCCGCGTCAACATCGGCGGGCGCTCAGAGCTGGCACTCAGCGAATGGGCCACCTTCACCGTCGATGGCTAGAGCATCGCGCATCTGCCCAAAGCCAGGATGTCCCGAGGTTGCGCGCGGTAGGTTCTGCGCCGCCCATAACCGTGAGCATGAACGCGGACGCGGGACGCGGGAGCAAAGAGGTTACGACCACGCGCACAGGTCCTTGCGTAAGGCGTTCATCCCAGAGCACGAGGCCGGCACGCTGATCTGTTGGCGCTGCCGCGAACCCATCCCACCCAACGAACCCTTCGACCTAGGTCACGACGACAACGACCGCACCATTTACCGCGGAGCCGAACACGCTAACAAGTGCAACCGATCCGCGGCAGGGTGCAGATCACACCCCCGCTGAGGGGTGGGGAGTATGACCAAGCGACGACGTTTCAAACCACCGCCGGTGAGGTGAGCAACCCGTGCGGATAGTTCAGAACATCGCGGTTTTCGATTTCTTGAGGAGGCTTCATGGCTCGTGGTGGCGCACGTAATAGGTCTGGGCCTCCGGTTGATCCGAGGTCTGGGCGGTCTGATAGTCGGGGCTTGAGTTTTCAGGCGTTGCCTCGTGAGGGGTTCGCTGGTGATGTTCCTGAGTTTCCCCTGCCGGGCGCTTCTGGGCGTGAGGTTGAGTTGTGGGGTCAGGTCTGGCGGACGCCGCAGGCTGCGGCTTGGTTTGTTGAGCCTTGGCGTTGGTACACGGTTGCTCATTGGGTGCGGGTTTCGGTTCGTGTTGAGGATCCGGAGGCGCCGGCTGCCCTGTTGGGGCATGTTCATAGGTTTGCTGATCAGATCGGGTTGACTCCTGCCGGGATGAAAGAGAACGGGTGGGCGCTTGCTGCTGACGAAGTGAAGGAGAAGCGGGACGAGAAGCCCGCGGAATCGTCTCAGGCTGCGCCTAAGCGCCGTCTGAGGGCTGTCGGTGGAGAGTAACGGTTTCCTTGTTGATTTCCCTACGCTTGGGGACTTGTTGGATGCCTGGTATGAGCAGCATTGCCGGGTGCCTGATGGCTTTAGCCGCGGGGCCGCATTTCGTCAGTCGGATTGGCAGTTTTGGTGCACGGCGAATCATTATCGGATCCGCCCTGATGCTGTTTGGATCCCCGATCAGCCGTTGCTGAACCAGGCGTTCGTTTACCGCAGGTCGCAGGTTGTTGCGCCTCAGAAGACCGGCAAGGGCCCTTGGGCGGCTGCTGTGTCTACGGGTGAGGCTGTTGGGCCGACGATCTTTAATGGTTGGGCTGAGGATGGCGAGGTTTACGAGTGCTCTGCTAACGGCTGCGGGTGCGGGTGGTCTTATGACTATCTGCCGGGTGAGCCGAAGGGTATCCGGCATCCTTCGCCGCTGATTCAGTTGACGGCTACGTCTGAGGATCAGGTCGATAACATTCTTCGCCCGTTGAAGGCGATGATTCGGCTTGGTCCGCTTGCTGATTTGTTGCTGATCCGTGAGGACTTTATCCGCATTGTTGGTGATTCCGGCGATGAGGACATGGACCGTATTGATGCGGTGACTTCTAACGCTCAGTCGAAGCTTGGCAACCCGATTTCGTTTGCCTTCCAGGATGAATCTGGCCTGTATACGAAGACGAACAAGATGATCAAGGTTGCTGAGACTCAGCGGCGTGGTGCGGCTGGTATGGGTGGCCGGACGATTGAGACGTCTAACGCTTGGGACCCTGCCGAGAACAGCACGGCGCAGCGAACGTTCGAGTCTCGCTCTGAGGATGTTTTCAAATTCTTCCGTCAGCCGCCGGCGCATTTGTCGTATGGAAATAAGCGTGACCGGGCACAGATTCACAGGTTCGTTTATGAGGGATCACCTTGGGTGAATCTTGACTCGATTGAGGCTGAGGCTTCGGAGCTGATGGAGACTGACCGCCCGCAGGCTGAACGGTTTTTCGGTAATCGGCTGGTTTCTGGCTCGGGTACGTGGTTGCGTGATGGTTTGTGGGAGGCGGCATATGCCGGTGATACAGAAGTGGCTACCGAACCCGCCTGATGGAACATCGATCTGCCTGGGCTTTGACGGTTCGGAGAATAACGACTGGACCGCGATTCAGGCTGAGACTTTTGACGGGCTGACGTTTACTCCAAGATATGGGCCGGATAAGCGGCCTACGATTTGGAACCCTGCGGAGTGGAATGGTCAGATTCCCCGCGGCGAGGTTCATGCGGCGGTTGATGAGCTGTTTAGCCGGTACAACGTCCGCCGCTTCTACTGCGACCCGCAGGATTACTACTCAGAGATTGGCGACTGGTCGCTAGCTTACGGCGAGAACCATGTTTTCGAGTGGGCTACCAACCGCATCAAGGCGATGTTTGCCGAGATAAAGCGGTTCGAGGTGGACCTCTCTACGGGGCGCATCAAGCATGACGGCTGCCCGATTGCTGCGATGCACATTGCGAACGCCAGGAAGGCGGCTAAGGCCGCTCAACAGTACGTGCTGATCAAGCCTACTGACCACCAGAAGATTGACGCTGCTATGGCGCGCATCCTTGCGCATACGGCGGCTTGTGATGCCCGTGAAGACGGGTGGGATCCTACGCCAAAGAGGCGCCGGGTTGTTGTTTCTTAGACGATGGAGGGCCTAAATGGCTGTTGATGTGGCCCTTGTGCGTTTGGATACTAAGTTGGCGCAGGCGATTCCTGGGCTTGACAAGTACGACAAGTATTTTGAGGGCGAGCAGCCTTTGAAGTATATGGCTGCGGCTATGCAGGCTGAGCTTGGGGACCGGGTTTCGCAGTTGGTTATTAATTGGTTGCGGCTTGGTGCTGAGGCTTATGAGAATCGGCTTGATATTGAGGGTTTCCGGTATCGGGGTAAGTCGTCGTCTGATGAGGAGTTGTGGCGGATTTGGCAGGCTAATGGTCTGGATGAGCAGTCGCAGCAGGCTCATTTGGAGGCTGTTGCGTTGCGGCGTTCGTATGTGATTGTTGGCAGCGGCGACGAGCCGGGTGCGGATCCGATTGTGACTGTGGAGTCGCCGTTTCAGGTGTTCGCTGAGCGGGATCCTCGGACTCGTCGGGTGTCTGCGGCTGTGAAGCGGTGGGCTGAGGGCGATGGTGCGGATGTTGTGCAGCGGGCTACGTTGTACTTGCCGAACTCGACTGAGTCTTTCGCTTTTAGCGAGGGCAAGTGGGTTTCGACTGGCCCGGCTGATGTGCATGAGCTTGGTGTTGTGCCTGTTGTTCCTTTGGTGAATCGTCCCCGGATTCTGCGGCCTGATGGTTTGTCTGAGTTCCATGATGTGATTCCGGTTGCTGATGCGGCTAACAAGATGGCTACGGACATGATGGTTAGCGCTGAGTATCATGCGATGCCGCGGCGTTGGGTTGTTGGTTTGAAGGCTGAGGATTTTGTTGACGCCTCGGGTAATCCGATCAATGTTTGGTCGCGGGATGCTGGCCGGTTGTGGGCTTCTGAGTCTTCTGAGACGAAGATGGGGCAGTTCCAGGAATCGGATTTGGCTGTGTTTCATAATTCGATCAAGCTCTTGGCCCAGTTGGCGCGTCAGATGATGGCGCTGCCTCCGGATCATATGGACTTTGGTGGCACGAACCCGACTTCGGCTGATGCTATCCGCGCGTCTGAGGCGCAGATGGTGAAGCGTGTTGAGCGGAAGCAGACCTACTTCGGCGGGGCTTGGGAGGATGTGCAGCGCCTCGTGCTGCGGTTCAAGTCCGGCAAGTGGGATGAGGACGCGAAGACGTTGGAAACGGTGTGGCGCGATCCTTCCACGCCGACTGTTGCGCAGGTTGCTGATGCGAAGGTGAAGCTGGTTCAGGCGGGGATTATCCCGGTTGAGATGGCGCGTGAGGATCTTGGTTACACGTCGGAGCAGCGGACGCGTATGGCTGAGATGGATGCTGTTGCGAAGTCGAATCCTGATATTGCTAATTTGGCGAGGTCGATTAACGGGGGTTAGTGATGATCCCTGATGCGGCGGTTGCTCATTACAGGCAGATGCAGCGTTTGCAGGCACTGGTGGTGTTGGCTGCTGGCGAGTTGTGGTCTGAGACTTCACTGGCGGACCTTACGGGTTCGTGGTCGGCGCAGGTTCCGTTGTTGGTTCCTGTGCTGTCCGGGGTGCAGTCTAAGGCCGCGGCTGCGGGCGCTAGTTATGGCGCTTCCACGCTTGCTCAGCAGGGGCTGTATGAGGCTCCTGCGGCGTTTGTAAACCCTACAGGGTTTAGCGGGTTCGCTTCTGATGGGCGTACCCTTGAGGGCCTGCTGTATGCGCCCGTGCCGTATGTGAAGAACCTCATAGCGGGCGGAATGGCGCCGAACCAGGCGCTTGCGTCTGGCGGGAAGTTCTTGACGACGATCACGCGGACGCAGGTTGCTGACGCGGGCCGGGCTGCGGCTGGTGTTGATGTTGCGGCTAGGCCGCACACTTCCTACGTCCGCATGTTGAATCCTCCGTCTTGCTCGAGGTGTTCGATCCTCGCTGGCCGGGTTTATCGCTGGAACGCCGGTTTTCAGCGCCACCCGAAATGCGACTGTGTCCATGTCATGACGACGGCAACTGCTGCGGCTAGGTCTGAGGGATTGGTTCATGACCCGTACGAGTATTTCAAGTCGCTTCCCGAGGCTGAGCAGGATCGGGTTTATGGCAAGTCTGAGGCTCAGGCGGTGCGTGATGGGGCTGACATTTTTCAGGTGGTCAACGCTAAGCGCGGCGTGAAGCCGGGCGGGTTGTTGACGACTGAGGGCACCTCGAGGCGTGGCAACTTTGGTCGGCAGGGTCCGCGTAAGACGCCTGAGGGTATTTACGCGCAGAACCTTTCCCGCGAGGAAACCCTAAAAGCTCTTGAACGGTACGGCTACATTCTGCCGGGTGGTCAGAACCCTATGGGCGTGATTCGCGGTCAGGCTGAGGGGTTCGGGGCGCTGGGGCGTGGCGGTACTCGTGTTGGTGCTCGTGAGGCTGTTCTGAAGGCCCGTGAGGCTGGCGTGAGGGATCCGAACGTGCGGGCCACCATGACAGCGCAGGAACGCCGCGTGTTTGATGCTCAAGCTAACTGGGATGCGGTCAGAGCTGGCCGTAACCCGTTCACGAACGCGAAGAACGCGAAAGTCACCCCTGAAGTTGCGGCGCGTGTTGAACGCGACTATCGCAAACATATTCTCGGCTATTAGTCGGGCGGGCTTGCATCCCGAAACCACTGCCAATTTTCCCCGCGTGAGTTTGCCGCGGCGGTATCAGTTTCCTTTCCGGGATGGATAAGGGATCACCAAATATCAGATCAGGAGGCCGTGATGGCTGATGAAGTAACCCCGCCCGTTGAAGCTGTCGAGCCGGTTGTGCCGGATGCGGTTGAACCGGTTGAGCCTGTCGAACCTGCCCCGGTTGATCCCGCGGAGCTGGAACGTCTGCGCTCAGCATTGGCTAAGGCCAACAAGGAAGCCGAGAAGCACCGGCTGGCGAAGAAGGCTGAGGAAGACGCGAAACTGTCAGAGATTGAGAAGGCTAAGCGTGATGCTGATGAAGCCACTCAGGAACTGGCGAAGATCCGCGCCGATAACCTCCGCCAGAAAGTAGCCCTCGATGCCGGTCTGCCGGCTAAGTGGGTGGGACGCCTTCAGGGCGACTCTGAGGAAGAACTCGCGGCCGATGCCGCGTCGATCCTCGCTGATCTGAACAAGACCAGGCAGCCGGCCCCGGATCCTTCGCAGGGTCCTAGGTCTAGTGCGCTGTCTGCTGATGACCAGTTCTTTGAATCTATCTACGGAAAGCAGGCCTGATTATGGCTGAATACCTGCCCATCCGGACGCCTGGTGACGCTCTTGTCTCCACGGCTTCCGCTTCTATCACTGGCGGCACTCTTGTTGCCGTTTCCGGCAACGGCACTGTTGCTACTGCTGGCGCGAACGCTCAGAACTGGATCGGTGTTGCGGCGTTTGACGCCGTTTCCGGTGACAGTGTGACCGTTTACGCTTCGGGCGTCCAGGAGCTTACCGCTTCGGGTGCTATCACCGCTGGCGACCTCGTTGTTGCTGCTGCTTCGGGCAAGGTCTCTAGCCTTGCCGCTGTCACGACCCCGACCGCGGGTGACGTGAACGGTAGCCGCGCCATTGTTGGTGTTGCGCTTACCACTGCGGCTGATACCGCTAAAGTCCGCGTCAAGTTCGAGCGCTGAGAGAGAGTAACACATGGCTAACGCATTTCCCCCGGCGTCCCCGACGATCGCCGGCGACTACCTGACCGTTTCCCGTTTCCTGAACACGCCGTCTCTGGTGGCGCGTCGGATGCGGACCCTTGCTGAGCAGCGGCTCATTGCTACTTCCATCCTGACCGGACGCGAGACTGTTTCGGGTGGTGCCGTTTCGTTCGAGCAGAACGAGGGCCTGTTCACTGACCGTCCAGTTTCTGCCGTGTCGCCCGGTGGCGAGTACGAACTGACCACGATTGGCAACGGCGCTGCGCAGCTCGCCAAGGTCGTGAAGTGGGGTCAGGACACTCTTGTCACTGACGAGTCCGCTAAGCGTCAGGCCATGTCCGCCGTGGACAAGGCCCTCCTGAAGCTGATCAACTCTGCGGCTAAGAACGTGGACACGATTGCTCTGGCCGCTATCGCCTCGCAGGTGACTCAGACTCAGGCTGCTGCCGCCGCTTGGTCTGCCGCTTCGGGCACGCAGATCCTCCGCGACATCCTGAAGGCAAAGGCGACCCTGTCCGCGCTGAACCAGGGCTATGACGCTGACACTCTGATCGTTGATGACGCCTCTTGGGCCCTGCTCGCTTCCGATCAGGTTCTGATCAACGCGATTGCCCGCGAAACCCAGTCCAACGCTGTCGTCACCGGCAACTTTGAACTGATCGCCGGCCTTCGGATCATGCGCACCCCGAACCTGCCGGCTTCCGGCGCATGGGTTGTTGACTCCTCCCAGCTTGGCGGTATCGCTACCGAAGACCTTGGCGGCAACTACGACAAGGTTGACGGGATCCTCGAATCCAAGTCGATGCGCGATGACGACAACGACCAGTGGCGCCTGCGTGCCCGTGCCGTAGTGGTCCCGTACATCACCGAACCGAATGCGGCTCTCCGCATCACCGGCATCTAAGGAGGCTCCTAAATGGCTGTTCCTAAGAGCGATAAGAAGTCGCTGGTTGTTATCGGCGCCCTCGCCGTGGTTCGGGAGTCTGACGGCAAGGTCAAGTACCTTTACCGCGGCGCTGAAGTTCCGGAGAATCTGCCGGCTGCTGAGGTTGAGCGTCTTACCGAGCTCGGCCTTGTTGGGGAAGCGTCGAACGATGTTATCCCCGGCGTTGCTGCGAAGTCTGAATAGTTAGGGAGGGGGCGTCATGGTTGTTGTGACACCTGATGATGTTGCTTCGGGCTGGCGCCCTCTCACTGAGGTTGAGGTGGCGAGTGCTTCCGGGTTGATTCCGGAGGCACTTGTCATCTTGGCTGCGGTGGTTCCTGGCCTTGAGTCGAAGTCGCCGGATTTGGTGCGCCTTGTCGTTGCGAAGATGGTGCGGCGTGTCCTGAAGAACCCTGATGGTTGGCGGGTTGCTCCTGGCGGGAGCATCGACGACTACACCGAGGGCGGCGGCACTCGTGATACTTCGTTGTCTTCTGGTGAGCTGTACGTTTCGCCGGAGGAGTTGAAGTGGTTCGGCGTTCGGACTGGCGGCGCGTTTGAGGTCAGGTTGGGTGGTTCCTGATGGGGGCTCCTGACATGGTTTTGCGCGGGCGCTTGAAGGCTGAGTCCCTGATGCTGGATAGTTGCACCATTGGTCGTCAGTCGGGTGTCTTCACGGATCCTGATACGGGCCAGGTTGTGCCGACGTTCACGACGGTCTATGACGGCAAATGCAAGGTGCAGGCGACGGCAACTCAGGCGGCTAACCCTACGGCTGGCGGGCATCAGTTCACGGTGCAGGATACGCGCCTTGACCTGCCTGTTTCGGCTGGTCCGGTCGCTGTGGATGACACTGTGACGCTGAACTCTGCTGTTCTGGATTCGCAGCTTGCGGGGCGCGTCTACCGAATCGTTGAGGTGTTTCATAAGTCGATGGCTACGGCGCAGCGTACACGGGTTTCCGAGGTGGTCGCGTGAGTGACGGTACCGCGGAGCTTAGGGCGTTGGCTACGAATCTGGGGCACGTTGCCGGGTCTGCTGTCAAAGATGTTGACGCCGTCCTGAAGAAGGGCGCGCAGAACGTCAAGGACGAGATGCGGGCCGACGTTAGCGCGTCGAAGCACTTCAAGGGCATGGCCGGGTCGATCACCTATGACTCGTACTATTTGCCGGGCCGGGCGCGTTATGTTATCGGTCCGGATAAGTCCCGCAAGGGCGGCTCGCTGGGAAATATCTACTACTTCGGCACTAGCCGCGGTGGTGGCAGCGGTGACATTGAGAAGCCATTGCGCAGTGAGGAGCCGCGACTTGTGTCCGAGCTTGAGAAGCTGCGCGAGCGTTGGGCTGGTCAACTATGACGGGTGATGCACTGGCTACGGCTTTTGAGTCGCTGCTGACTGGGTTCACGGTGTATCGGGACAAGGTTCCGAACAGCCCGAGTTTCCCGTACGTGTTCGTGTTGACGAACTTCCCGACCGTTGCTGAGCGTTCTGCGGCGCGGTCTGTGCAGTTGCGCCGGCTGAAGGCGCGGACAACCGTTGTGGGCTTGTCTGGTGCTTCGGTGCGGATCATTGCGCAGAAACTGTCGGACTGCCTTGAGGGGAAACGCCCAACAGTTGCCGGCTGGGTTCTCGGGTCTATCGAATCTGAGCCTAACGACCAGCCGATACAGCCTGACAATGACGTGACCATTCCAGGGACGACAGAGCACCCGTTGTATCAGCCGTTCGACTGGATCCTCACCGGCTCCGAAACCAACTAACCGCAAGCGCTCCTGACCGGGGCGCTTTTTTGTTGCCCCCGAAAGGTGGTCCTGCCGTGCTTTTCGTACGCGTGAAAGACAAAGATTCCGGGCACGAGTTCGACGTGCCGGCGGATGACTGGCGGATCGGTGAGGGCATCTTCACCCCCGTCAAGAGTGACCGGTTCCCACCCGTGGACCGGCCACGACGACCCAAGCACAACATACAGCCCATTCGGGCGCCCAAGAAAGAGGAAAGCTAAATGGCTGTTGATATTCCGAGTACGCCGGCTGACGGCAATGTTCTCGTCAAGCTTGTTGCCGCAATCGCGGACACGAGCGCACCGAAGGTCGCTACCGAGCTGAACGCCGCGGGTTCCGTGGACATTAGCTGCTACCTGACTGGCGGCGGTTACAAGCCGTCCCTGTCTGAGCAGGTCATCACGGATGAGCGCCTGTGCACGACTCAGACGTATGAGCAGAAGGGCCGTTCTCAGCGCGGCCTTGAAGTCGAGTACATCGACAACACCAACTCAACGAACGAGACCGCGTTCAACAAGGCGAAGGACACCCTCGTGCCCGGCACCGCGCAGTACCTTGTGGTGCGCACGGGCCTGCCTTATGACACCGCTCTTGCCGCCGGCCAGAAGGTGACGGTTTACCCGATCACCCCGGGCGAGTACAACGAGCTTCCCCCGGAAGCAAACAGTGTCCTGAAGCTGGGGCAGAAGTTGTTCGTTACCGGCCAGGTGCAGATCAGCGCCGTAACGGTCGCTTAGTCTTCACCCTTTGAACCCCTGTGCGCCCGTGTGTTGTGGGACCGCGGGCGCACAGGTTCAGTCCCACTTGTCCCGCTCAAAAACTTTGGAGAACTGCTATGGCTCTTGTTGTGAAGCGTCCTGAATCGCGTGTCCCTTTTTGCCTTGATGGTGATTTGAAGGCTGCCCATGAGGCGGCGGAGGCTGAGTTCAATGCGGCCCGTAATCGATCCCTCGCTGATGCCCGCATGGTTGATCCGTTGAAGGATTTGGCGCAGCGGGTGAACGACATTGAGGAGGAGA